ACTCGTCATTGTTTGTTCCAGCCAATTTGAACGTGGGGGTAAACCAACTGCCCATCGTATTGGTGTTGAGCTTGCTACTCACCTGGTAGCGACCCTTTGTTAGGCCACCCCGCAATACTGTCTGACTGTCAGTCAACAACTGACGACCAGCTCCGCGGTACGCACTCTTGGTGAGATTGTACTGCGCCAAAGCGTAGTTCTTTTTATCCGGTCCCTCAAGAGAAAAGATCGGATTCTTATCTTTAGGTTCGGAGACCAACAGAGTCAGAACCAAGAATGGGATATACCGATCCACATCTTCGGATTCGGAGATATCCAAGGTTCCACCTGCTGATTCCACCTCGGCTTGCGAAGCAAAGATCTTTGGAATCACATCCGTTCCGTAAGGAATTTCCTGGATGTATTTCTTCTGGATGTGAGTGATGATTGCTTCCATCGCCGAGTCCTTGCTACCAACAACAAGTTCTTTGTTGAACACAAAAGAACCTGGCTGGAAGTTATTGCTGAGGTTTCCAGTCTTACCGACAAGATTGATCCTGGGGATCAAAAAGTCGGAAGCTTTAAACTCTCCGTCTACTCCGGCGTTGCGATTGGTAATAGTCGGAGATTTGTTCTCCGCAACAGCCAATGCTTTGTCTTCGTTTGCCTCTACGGCTTCTTTATCCTTCTTACTGAATGATGTTTTCATTTTATTTGTTTTAGCTCTTTTACTTCTTTATTTTTTCTTAGTTGATAAGATGGCTCACCACGCGTCATTGCTTCGGCAGCGATGAGGTCATCTTCCAGTTGTTCTTTCGCCACGGTCTTCTGACCGCGAGGCGCCTTGGCCGCAACTAGATCGGCCAAATCTGTGAACTTAATCTCACACGCGGAGCTGAACTCCTCGGGAGTAAGTTTATTCTTTACCAAATCCCAAGCTTTCTGAGAGTCTTTGATTTCCCGACGTCCTTGGATTTCTTTTAATCCATACCCCGGGATTTCACCACCCTCTTTGGCAAACTCTAAATTGTGTTTACGCACACTTGAACACCAAGCTTCCATAACCATTGCAATACGTTGGGCTTGAGCCCTACGTTCTGGCGTGGATAGTTGGCTTGGCTGAAATAATTCTGGAAGTTGAGCGTCATGCGCCATGTCATAGGCTTTAACAATTTGCATGGTAGCTCCGTGGACTGCTGGGCAGTCTGGTAATTTGTGACAATAAATACACTGATCTCCCGGAGTGTAATCCGCTTCCGTATGATTTTTGCATTTGTCTATGATTCCTTTTATTCTTTTGTGGATTCTCCCATAGTCAGCCTCGCGGCTAAACGCATGAGTGAAAATCAAATCTAGTCTTGGTTGTAAAATGTGAACTGTGACCTCATCAATGTAATCGTATTTATCAAATACACCCAACGTATAAGCCCACATCTGAGCGTTATGTTCTGCATCGTCGACAGGATTAAACCCAAACTTATAGTCAATCAAATGCGCTTTACTGCCGCGAATCATCAATCGGTCGACAAAACCCCATTGATCAAAAACCTCCAGCTTAATTTCTTTGAGGTCAAGCATCGGTAGTTAACTCCGCTCGCAAACGTTCGATATAATCTAAACATTTCATTACGAGTTTGGTTTCGTCGGCATTAAGATCTTCAAAGTCGCTCATCTCACAAGCGTGATGCATAGCGGTTCCACGCTGGGTAACAATATGTACTTCCCCGTCCCTCTTGGGTTCATACCCTGGGCAGAGTTCGCGACTTTTAAGAGTGCTTGGGCTATACCTTGCGTGTTGAGTGTCCATTAGCGTGGGGTAGATTGTGACTCTCGAATCACAATCGTCAAGGATTAATTATGAGTTAACAAATCGCCGTCGTTCAATAAATCAATGTTACGAAGTTTTCTCTTGACGGACTGGCTAACTTCTTCCTCAACAGAATTGGCTGCAAATAAAATGTATTGAAGAGCTGGCGATTTTGCTCCTGAACGATGAATACGACCGAGAGCCTGTTTCAAATCAATAGCCGAGTACGTTGGACTAATTAGCGATACGCGCGGCCTTCCGTGCAAATCGTGAAGACTCACCCCAACTCCTCCCGCGTTTATTTGGCACAACAATAAATGATGTGCGTTTGATTGGAATGCCTTTACATTATCTTCTCGCTCCTCAGAAGATTGGCCGCCGTGGATAAATAAAGGTTTTAGTTTCTTCATCCGCTCTCCGATTGCTTCCAATGTTTGTCTGAAGTTCACAAAGCAGACAACGCTTTTATCCTCTGCAAGAAATTCTTCCGCCATTTCTACAATTACAGGAACTCGCAAAAGTTCAATTTCCTGTCTCATGCGGAGGCGTTTTGTTAAAGGGCTTTCCGGATCCCTATCGTCTTTGGCTTTATCTTTTAGTTCAGCTATCTCTCGCTCTACTTGCTGATATAGTTCTCCAATCTTTGGGGAAATGTCAAAAGTTTGAGCGTTAACCTGATTGCTTGGGAAAGCATCTCCAAGCTCACTAATCCTTATCCGAACTCCTTTATCCGGGAATATCTTCGAATGGATGTCCGTAAGAACTTTTTTGCCTCCACGAAAAATCATTCCTCCCCAAGGCGCTTTAACTACACCGTTCTTGTGAAGCCAACTAAAAAAGTTTACCCCGTTGTGCAACCCCAATAGTCTTCCCGTAAAACGCATATCCAACGGACTGCCGGCCGCGGTAGCTGACAGCATCAGGATTTTAGAAGATTTTGCAGCCTCAAGCATTGCCCCATTTTGGGACTTATAGCTTTTACATTTATGCACTTCATCGAATATGTATAGAAAATTAGGATTGCTATCCGCCCATTCCCACTGTTTGTTTCCTAATTTTTTAATGTGAGGAGTGTTACCAGTACGCAACTTTTCGTAGTTAAGTACGAATTTTGGTTGTAGCCCAAAAGTGCTACACCATTCCTTCCAAGCTGGAAGAACTATTTTAGGAGCTACGATCGCAAACGGAATGTTGAGTTCTTTGACTACCGAACAAGCAGTTACCGTTTTACCAGTTCCAGTATCAGAGCAATCCAGCGCGATCGAGTGGTTCTGAATTGCCCGAAGTATAATATTTTTTGATTTCTCCTGCCACGGGTGCAGTTGAACAAGCGTCTGAGTGTCTTTCACGAACTAGTTCAAGCCAATCTTCCGCAGCCATCGTAACAAGCCACGGGCACTTGTTTTTTCTATGGGCCACAACTGGCACACTCTTGCCACTGTCTCGTTTGGCCTGTTCCATTGCTTTGTTAATGTTGAGTGCCTCAACCCGTTTGACTTCAAAGTGAAAAGGGAGGTTGCTGACAACATCTGGCGATTCTGGGCTCCCCGAGAATTGGCGACCGCGCCTTGCCTCGAAACCTTTTGCCTTGAGGACGTCGCGCCACTCACGTTCTCCGACTTTGCCTTTTGTACAACTGTTCATTTTTTGAGTGTGTATTCATCGTGGAACGTAGAGTGAACTCAAATTGACAACTGTCAAGTGATTATGCAGAGTAGTCCCTTGCCTATAGAGAAATATGGAAAGTCCTGGCCCGATGGCGCCGGCGACCTCGACATTGAATTGCTTGCCTTCAAATGGGGTTTGCGCCCGGAAGATGGAGGTTTGGGCAAGGCTCAGCACTTTAAAAATGTGGTAGATATTTTATGGCCATACCACAAAACTAAAAACAAGAATGGGTTTCATTGGCATCCTTGGGCCGATTGGATGATTGAGCGAGCCTGCGAACATAACTACCTAGCCATTTCTGGCCCAAAGTCTTCAGCTAAAACCTCTACTATGGCCATGTGGGGTCTTGTTAATTGGCTATGCGCTCCACACGAAACTCTTGTATTGGTCACCACGACAAGCGTTCGAGAAGCTAGAAAGCGTTTGTGGGGGTCAATACGCGAGCGGTATATGCAAGTTCCAGGACTTCCCGGAAAGCTGATTGATTCAATGGGTAAAATTGTATTGGATGTATCGGAGTCCGGGGAAGCTTCGGATCGATCGTCCATAACCTTGGTTCCCTCCAGTCCTGACAAGGAAAAGGAAGCTACCGCCAAACTAATTGGTTTAAAGAATAAAAGAGTATTCTTAATTATTGACGAGGCCACCGACGTTACCAATTCTGTATTTGAAGCTATCAATAATCTTAATGCCAACCCTCAATTCCAATGCGTTGCCCTCGGTAACTTTAATTCACAGTATGATCCGTTCGGAGTGTTTTCAACACCGAAAGACGGCTGGAATTCAATCACAGTAGATGCTGATGAATGGGATACCAAAACGGGAAAGTGCGTTCATTTGGACGGACTTAAAACCCCGAATATTGAACACAACGATAAGTGGCCGTTTTTACTTACGTCCAAACAAGTAAAGTACGCAATCGAGAACGAGGGGGAAAATTCCCTATCATTCTGGAGATTCATTAGGAGTTTTCCAGCTCCCGTGGGAGCCGAGGAAGGGATTTACTCTGAAGCCGATTTTAGGAAGTACGATGTGACCAAAGAACCAAGATGGTCAAATCCCCCATTATTCTTAGCTGGGTTTGATCCTGCGTTTACAAACGGAGGGGATAGATCTGTACTCGCCGTTATTAAATATGGGCAAAGCGAAGAGTCTGGCCCCGCTGTGGCCTTACATAAGTTTCACCACCTAAGAGAAGATGTAACAAAGCCCGAACCCAGGAACTTTCAAATTGCTAGAGAAGTTATTCGGCTATGCAATGAGTCTGGTGTGCCCCCCGAACGACTAGCTATAGACGCCACTGGTGCCGGCGATCCATTTTGCGACATCCTGGCCGAGCTTTGGTCCCCAAGAATTGTTCGAATCAAGTTTGGAGAAAAGGCATCAACCCTGCCAGTCAGCATTACCAACCCCATTCGAGGCTTAGACAAGTATACTAACCGGGTTACTGAACTATGGTTTTCGGGAGTTGAGTATATGAGATCGGGTCAGCTTAAAGGAATAGTCCCCGACCTAGCTAAAGAAATGACTGGTCGGAAGTATGCCACTACTGGCGGCGGGAAAGTGACTATTGAGCCTAAACGAGACTACAAACTACGTCTTGGGCGATCCCCCGATTTGGCTGACGCCTTTTTCCTTGGACTCGATCTAGCTAGGCAAAGGCTTGGTATTCAAGCAGGTTCGCTTTTTGGCGGTAAGATGAGAGATTCTTGGCAGAATCAAGTAAAGAAATTAGACCGAGTAGTGGCAGATTCTTCGTTCTTGGGTTGATTCAAATCTGATTGACAGGAACATACCATTCCCCCATACTAACCAAACTTGTGGAGCCCAAATATACAGTTTCCTCTCCTA